AAGTGGAAAAAGCCGGGGCTTAGGTGGATCATCAAAAACTTATTAAAGAATGAGTAAGAAAATATTTGTAAGGTTAGGTGTTAATGATATTGTTATTCCAAAGGAAGATATTGAGAAGGATATTAACCCTGAAAGTATTAGTACTTTTTTTGTAGGGTATGAATTTGAAGATGGTACTGAATGCACCGAGGAAGGAGAGCCTTTATGACTCTAGATCCAAGGCACGCAGATCAAGTAGCTGTTGTTGAAAACTACTTTAGAGTAGGTGCATATAGAACTACATTAGTTCTTAGCACAGGGTTTGGTAAAAGTAAAATTGGTATTGATATTCTAAAACATAAACAACCAAAGAAAATCATCATATTGGTGAATAGTACCTTATTAAGGGATACTAATTGGGAAGTAGAGTTTAAGAAGTTTAATGCCATGGATTTATTTGCTAGAACTGAGCTGCATACTTATCAAGCAGCTTACCGATGGAAGAAGGAAGATGTCGATTTGACAGATACATTTGTGCTTGCTGATGAGGTTGATTTTGCAGCGGATACTCCAGAACTTAGTAAATTCTTTTACGAGTTCTCGGATGTAGAAATATTAGCATTAACAGGTTTTATAACGGATGGGAAGAAGGAATGGTTTGCTAAACACTTGCCAGTACTCCAAACGTTGTCTGCAGCTGATGCACAAAAGAAAAATATCTTAAACAAGATTCACTATATCTATGTAAAGTATGATATATCAACTAACAGTAATGATGTAGTTGTAGAATATGTGAAAAGTGGTAAAAAGAAGTCTTTTACTCAATCCGAAAATAACGCTTATGATTATGCTAATAAGAAAGTACAAATGTTATCTGTAGAGCAATCTACAGTACAAGCAGATTTTCTTAAAGGAGATATTTCTCACGAGGAGTATACATCTAAGTTGAAGAGTATAGAATATAAAATGCGTATGGCAACTAATGCTAGGACTGATGTTTTATTACATTCTAAATCTTCGAGTAGAATAGCTAAAAAACTTGTAGAGCATATACTGGCAGAACCTGAAAATAAGGTTATAGTATTCTCTAAACGAGTTAAACAGTCAGGCGCTATTTGTGGCAATAATGTATATAATGGAAGTGTTACACCTAAGAAAGCTGCGGAGAACTTCCAAAACTTTCAAACTGGTGAAATACGAGCTTTAGGAGTTTGTGATAAAGTGAATAGAGGTGCTAATATTAATGGTCTTAACAACGCCATTCTTGAGACGTACTTTGGATCTGATACACAAGCTGTGCAAAAGTTTGGTAGATTGATGAGGTTACACCCTGATGCTATAGCTACTGTATACGTGTTATTGCCTTATTATATGAGGAAAGAGAAAGACAATAAATTTACTTTGCAGGAGACTCAGCAAGTTAGCTGGGCTAGGAATATGTTGCGAAGTACGGATATTAATTCATCTACTATTTGGGATTACCGAGTAGTTAAAGAACAAAAATAAATGACAAAAGATGAAATACTAGAAAAACTACAGTTAGTTGGCATTGTAGATTATATTGGAAAAGAGTACTTTATTACTGAGAAGTACAAAACATTGTTACTACTAGATGAAAATAGCATTAGAATACTAGATGCTCCAGTAAAGGAGCCTTTAAATTATGATAAATTACTAGATGCTAGTACTAATGGTAAAGAGTGGCCTTCTCAGATAATTGATGCTACTGGAAGAACAAGAGCTACGGCATTGATGGACGAATGTAAAATACCTATTTCCCCTAAAGGCCAGACGTATAGACTACGTGGATTGGATAAAGAATGTGTGAATATACTAGGTAATATTGTCTCTAACAAAGACATTGACCCTAGTACATTTATCGATGTCATAAAGCTGTATTATAAACATACAGAACGACCTAAAGCATTCAAAACTCTAATCAAAGATGGAGAAGTTCTTGATATGTATCAAGAGCATATCAAGGGTGACTTTAGAAAATCTCTGAATGAAGGTTCAGGTAATTCAGGCACTCAAAAATGGAATTAAACGAAAGATACGAGGATGGTTTTCTGTCCCAAGTCGATGCCTCTCAAAGAGGGGAAGTCGTAAAAATTCCTGTTGGGTATGAGCGAGTTGGAAAAGTTTTTAACTTGCTCCAGTCTAGGTATATTTTGCTTGCAGGTTCTACCGGTTCGGGTAAAACTAGTCTTGCAGATGAAATGACTGTACTACAACCTTGGACTTTATTGAAGAGTGGGCAATTACCTGATGTACATTGGGAGACTCTCTACTTTTCTCTTGAGCGTAAGCAAATGTTTAAGCACGCAAAGTGGGTGTCTTGGATGATTTACAGAGATTTTGGATACCAAATCTCAGCCGATCAAATTATGGGTTGGGGTGATGCTCCATTGAGTGAAGAGGGTTACAAATTAGTTAGATCCTATGATGATGAAATGTCTGAATTACTAGACCATATTCAACTATACGATGGTAAGATTAAAGCTTCAGTAGTTGAACGTGCAATTCGTAGAAGAGCACTGGATTTAGGTACATTTTACTACTCTGATGACGAAGGTGTGTATAAGGATGATAACCCAGTGTACATAGTTAGGTTTGAAGATGATGGTAAAACTAAGAAAACCAAGACTGGAAATAGAACTTATGTAGAACTTGAACACAAAGGCGTCAAGTTCAAATTATATGAGGACGACCACAGGTACTTCTTAAATAACCCTAAGACTTTCGTATTCATTGTAATTGATGGTATTAATTTGTTAGGCTCTAAGGAAGAGATTGACGCTATTAGTGTTCTTGTATCTGATGCTAGAGATAAGTATGGGTTTAGTCCTGTAATTATTTCTCAGCAAAATAGGTCTATGGGAGATATTCAAAGATTGAAACATCATGGAGGAGATTTATCACCTCAGTTAGAAGACATCTTTAAATCATCTCAAATGGGATTCGATGCAGACTTAGTATTAGCTCTATTTGATGCCTTAAAATATAAAGCATTCGATACAGAAGGTAAGTTTGATGGTTATATCATCAAGCAAGGTTCTGACGGGATTACAGGAAGTCTACAAACTCCTGACGGACATAGTAGATTCAGGAGTATTCACGTACTCAAGAACTCCTTTGGGCCAGATGGTGCAAAGTTTGGTATGAAGTTTATAGGAGAGTGTGGTTACTTTGAAACGTTGCCTAAGCCTGATGATGAAGGAGCCATGCAATTAGTCTATACTGCAGTACGTAAAGGAGAATAAATTCAGTATATTTAATAACTTTTTAAACATAACAATAAATTATGGCAAGATTAATTTTATACATGGGCCCAAGTGGTGTAGGTAAAACCTCTTCATTGAGAAACCTAGACCCTAAGAGTACTATGATTATTACACCTAATGGTAAACCAATGCCATTTCCTGGCGGTGCAAAAAAGTATGTTCGTGGAACAAACTTATTTGTAAATAACAACCTTACAGGAGGTGCTGGGGATGCTCAAAATGCACTAGAAAAACTAGATCTTAAAGATTTTGTTACTCAAGTGTCTAAAAATGCTAAGCACATTAAAACACTAGTAATTGAGGACTTTACGCACTTCTTTTCAGCTAGAATATTTTCAGATGAGTTCCTATCTCAGAACAGTGGAAACGCTGCGTTCCAAAGATGGAACCAATTTGGCGCTGATGTATTCCAATCGTTATTTGAAGATTCTTCCTTAAGAGAAGACTTATTCATAGTGATTTTACATCACACAGAAACAAAAGAAGATGGTATGCAAGGATTCAAATCCTCTGGGAACTTATTGGATAAAACCATTGATGTACCTAGTTATTTTACATATGTTCTACACGGACTGACTCAGACAAAAGATGATGGAACTCATTATCTTATGCAAACTAATAAAGATTCAATACGACACGCTAAAACTCCACCTGGATTATTTGAAGATAAGTATATCAGAAATGATATGAAGGAAGTTCTTGATAGAATCACTAAGTACAATGCTGGTGAAATCAAAGGAGTTGTTTGGAAATAAAAATATAAACTAAATATAAAAATAAGAGAAAATTATGGGATTAATTAACGTTGGTATTCACGAGAATTTAACATTGTCCAATAAGACTAAAATCAATGAGCATGGAACTCTTGAATTAGCAATCAAAACTGTAGAAGCTGAGGATGCCGTGTTGCAAGCATTTCAGAACAATACTACTTTTAATAGTATGGAATCTAGTTTTAGATTTTATCCTCCTAGTCTTACAGACTTTGATAAAGTGAAAAAATCTGCAGGTGA